TAGCCGAGCGACTACCTAACCACTTACCGTGTTACTTTGATTGCACGACCAAAGACCTAGGTGACATCACCATACCTGACCTCATACATATGGATGATGGCAGTGGGTGCGTACGCTACCTAACCAACGAGGAGTTAGGTATTCACACCAACAAACCCGTTATCCTCATGTTCGACGAGTGGGGTAAGTGTAACCCCTCAGTATCCAACGCTACGTTACGTGTTGTACAAGAGGGTAAGATCGGATCGCTGACCCTACACCCTGACTCTGTGGTGTTCTGTACGACTAACCTAGCAGTCGAAGGTGTTGGTGATAAGTTGTTAGCACATCAGCATGACAGGGTAACCACAGTGGAGTTGGCTACCCCTACATCAGCCGAGTGGGTAGAGTGGGGATACAACAACGGTGTTAACACTACTGTACTGGCATGGGCCAATGAGAACGAGAAGTTGTTTGCTGACTTCCGTGATTGTGAAGACCCCGAGGAGAATAAGTACATCCCACACCCTCGATCATCTCGTATGCATGGTTGCACAGGGCGATCTCTTGAGGCCGCGTCTGGTTGGTTGCACTTAGCTGACCAGTACGATGAGCAGACGTTAATGTCTTTACTCATAGGTACGATAGGTGATGCGGCAGCGGGTGACCTCATGGCATTCGCTAAACTTGCAGCCGAGCTACCATCCATCGAGTCAATCAAGACTGACCCACGTAACGCTAGTCTACCGCAGACCGCAGCCGCGTTGATGATGGTGGTATACCGAGTGATGGATGTGCTGGATGCTCAGTTAATCGACCCTTGGTTCGTCTACATGCAGCGTATGCCAGCAGATGTACGAGCGGTATTCGCATCCCGTGTTCGTCAGTTAAGTAGTGACCTCAAGCTCCACCCGAAAGCTGCCAAGCTCAAGAATCGTATCCTTCAGAACAAGGAGTATACGGATTGGGCACGGGACAATAACTTCCTATTCACAACCGACAAGGTATAAGGAGATAACATGTTAGCGTTTAACATTGACTTAACAGCCGAGCAGCGTATACAAAAAGCAGCGATGGCACTCAACGCACACCGCAAGTGGGTAGCCTTTATCGGGGTATCCATGATCGGGGAAACTAAGGTAGTAGAGGCTGGTGTGTTACGACATGACACCGCAGCGACCAACGGCAGGGACTCATGGTACTGCCGTACCTTCATCGACCGTATCAGGGACTCTGACCTACGCTTCACTCAGTTACATGAGCAGCATCACATAGCGTTAGAACACCTTACCACGTGGGACAACCTCGTTAAGATAGATGCCGACCTTGCTAACCGAGCGATGGACTATGTGATCAACGTGACGATCATGGACATTGATGCGGGTGAAGGGTTCGTGACCTTACCTCTCGATGATGACGGTAAAGTGATGTGCCTGTACGACACCAAGTACAGGGGTATGGATACGCAGCAGGTATTCAAGATTCTACATGAGGAGAAACAAGAGGAAGAGGAGGGTGATGATGACAGTGGAGGGGATGACGGTAGCGAACCAACTGGTGATGGTAGTGGTGATGGGGAACCTAGTGATACTGGCGATAGCCCTGCTAGTGGTAGTGGGGGTTTTGATGACCATGATTGGGAGGGTGCTAAGAAGTTATCTAAGGAAGAGAAAACCGAGTTAGGTAATGAGGTAGCCGAGGCATTACGTCAAGGCTCAATGGCAGCGGGTAAGATGGCAGGGAGTGGAGCCGAGGTAGGGTTCGACAAGATGCTTGATCCCCAAGTCGATTGGCGTGAGGTACTACGGGACTTCATCAGTACCACATGTGCAGGTAATGACTTCTCTACTTATGCCCGACCCAATCGACGTTACATGTCTACAGGTGTGTACATGCCGAGTGGTATCAGTGAACGTGTTAAGACCTTAGTGTTAGCTATCGACACGTCTGGTTCTATATCGCAGCGAGAATTGTCATCAACCCTAGCCGAGGTCAAGTCTATCTGCGACATCGTGAGACCTGAGAAAGTTACCGTCTTGTACTGGGGTAGCAATGTAGTTGCTCAAGAGGATTACGATGACACCAACATGGACAAGCTAGTCGATAGCACCAAGCCGAAAGACGGTGGGGGTACGCAAGTAGAGTGTGTACCCGCATACATGACCGAGCACGGTATAGATGCTCAAGCTGCTATCGTGTTCACAGATGGGCATATCTATGGGGGCTGGGGCAAGTGGGACTGCCCAGTACTCTGGACAGTGTTCGACAACAAGGGTTGTAAACCAAGTGTGGGTAAGACATGCCACGTAAATACTTTAGGGAGATAGACATGAGTAGAAATAAATTACCACCAGTAATGGGCGAGTCCTTACGTTGTAATGATGAGGACGCTTACAAGTATGTGGCAACACGTACACCGTTCAACGGCGGGGTCTTCCGTGCCCAGTGGCGTAGCAATGACCATACGCCTGACGAACGATATGTAGTAACAGCGTGGGACGTGGGGAATGTGTTTGGTCGCCATGACCGCAAACAAACACCTAACGCGTTTATCCCTGTGTTGATATGGGAAGGACGTAACGGTTATGGATTATGGTACGGGGTATCGGGTGACAACGCATGGGTATGCAACGCCCTAACCTGCGACATAGCTATGGAGGGGGAGACAGTCTACCCGTTAACAGCGAAGGACATGCTCGTCATGCAGCACTACGGCATAGGCGGGGTATCCGCAGCAATGGCGGGAACTGGTATTAGCGAAGGGGAGGACAGCCATCATTTAGATACAACGATGAAAAAGATAATGCACGTCTTAGATTGGGTTGAAGATTACGCATCATCAGGTGACCTACCCAACCAAGGCGAACCAACCACCAACCACATCGTCTACTTAACACGGGAACTTTTGAGTTCGGCAAGAAGAGAGGAGCAAGCGTAATGGCGATATATGAAATAAGTGAGTTAATGAATACAAACAGGCCCAAGGTGTCATCACTCGTAAATAAACTTGATGGGTACGTTGAGTTTGACCTCTCTACGTACATAAACCTAGCCAAAACCGAGTGTATGCATATCCGTTCGTCCCGTAAGCCTCAAGTAGAACCTATGGTACGTAATTATCTGGAGTTCTTGCAGCGACTTAAGAAGACGTTTAGAGGCTGTTCGTTTGTGGTGCAGGTGGGTGCCAGCGTGAAGGATATGTACGGGTGGGCTGCTAGTATGATGCATGATGATTGGGAACTGTCACCCCGGATATACATGTACCTACCTACAAACAGGTTTGCATCTGGATGGGTGTCTCTTGGAGACTTCCGCGTTGGTGATTATGATGACCCACTAGAAGTACCTAAAATCTCGATATGGTCACCTCATATTACCAATGAACCTACAGGTAACTGTTGGATGCAGCACTCGCTAAAAACTACGGTTAAAGTAGATAAGGCGTTAGCAGTAGCCAAGCAGTACTTCAAAGATGAGAACATGAGTAAGATAGCTTTAAGTTACGCTTATCGTGCCCGAGGTGCTTACACAAACCGCAGTGCAGAGGTTAGTAATATAGTGCAAGTAGCTAAAAACACCTTCACACAACACCATGCATTCCCAGCGGCGATGCAGTGGCTTATGGATACCAATGTCGATCTTGGGAACGTGGACTTACAGGACGAGTTAGAGAAGTATGTCGTGGAACTCAAGTACGAAGCCGAGAGTAGTCAGGTGAGTAGGAAGTCCAATATGATGTATGTGCGAGGTTATGTTGAAGACGGGGAACAAGTGTTCGATCAGGTACGTTTAGACTCTCGTTCAGACAGGCATTTTGATGACCAACAAACCCTTGGGACATGTAAGGAAGCAGACCTATCGGAAGACATTAAGCGTAAGCTGTCTATCTTGATGATGGGTGAGGATGAGTCCTTTGTTGCGGGGGTGGGCTACAAGTTAGATGGAGAAGTTTATTACGTCTATGAGTAGCATGAACATGGAAACTTTTTACCGTGTACACGTTAACACGCCCTTTAGTAGTGTAACAGTGGTATGTTATGGACTATGGTGTATTGACAACCCCGAGGAAGGGGAGTATAATCGCTTACAGGATTTACCAGATTGGGTGCAGGGCAGGATAGCTGTACTGATGACGATAAATACTGGAGAGCAAATACCCGATATTGGATGGCGTATTACTGATAACGTCTTTCATATCATTAAGCCAATAGATGGAGAAGCAGATGAAGACGAGTAAAGTAAAAAGAGGTAGAGGTAGACCCCGTAAGAACCCTGTAGATGAGAACGTACCAGTTAGGAGTATGGTAGCAATAAACAGCACAGTCGGAGGACAGTTTATGATTCTTAAAAAGCGGTATGAATCATCCCTCGGGTTTGAGTTATCGAAGTCTCAATTCATGAAGGTGCTAATGAGTAATTGGGAAAAGAAAGACTAACGTGGGAGAGGAATTTATAGGGGCGTTCCAGCGTCTCTGGGAGGGGGAAAAAGTATAAGAGTTTGGCTTTGGGTGTCCTTACCTTGGTTGGGCTAAACCCGAAATCTTTTTCTTTTGTAAATTAGCTTGATGCACTAAATCCCAAAACGCATCACTTATTTGATAAGAAGGTACAGAACCATGAATAAAACTGAAAGGGAGGAGCAATTAGTAGCGTCACTTGAACGCATTGCTGCGTCACTGGAAAGAATTGTAGAGCTAATCGAGCAGGGGATTGAGGATGAGTAACAAGAACCTAGACCATAAGCAGTTACTAGTAGCTAAGTGTTACGACCTCGCTTTAAGAGAGCTACCACACGTCAAACGCTTCTCAGAAACATACCACACCGATGAAGACCTTACGGTTGACGGTCACGCCATGCGCTATCTCGATAAGATTATAAAAGCTGCTGATGTATGGGCGGGGAAAGAAGCCGAAGCAAAGAGTGCGAAGGACTCTTACGAGCGCAACAGATGAGTGACCAAGGAACTGGTATTAGAATAGGGGCTGACCGATGAGTGGTGGTAATACTGATGGGATGGTAGTGCAGAACCCCACGCAAGAACAAGTCCATGCCCTGTTCGATTACTGTCCAGAACGTGGACTTCTCACAAACAGGTTTACACGTAGTAGGTTGTCTCGACTTGGGGATCAATCAGGTTGGTTCACCAAAGCAGGACGGCAAGTTACTGTAAACGGAGAAAGCTACGCGGCTAAGAAGATCATCTGGTTACATGTTACGGGGGAGTTTCCTACTGGGGGCTACATCATTAACAAGAACGGTAACAAGCAAGATGATCGGATAGCTAACTTAGAGTTCTTTGAGGGAGAGGATACAGTTATTCTTTTTGAGAACCCAGAGTGGCCTACGCGGGAAGAAGTTAGGGAGTACTTCAACTACCATCCTCGTTCTGGGCGCATGACCTACCGTAATACCTATGGCCCTACCCGTCTGGAAGGGCAGATCATTGGGCGACCTCATAACAAGTTTTACGTATGCGATATCGGTGCATACCGCTACCCCGTAGCACGTCTTATATGGTTAGGGCATAAAGGTGAGTGGTTACGTAACGAAAGTAGTATAAGGACGTACGTTGAGGAAGACGTGTTAGGGCATAAGAACGGTGATCAGAAGGATAACCGGATTGGGAATCTTAAGCGGGGGCTGCTATCAATTACCGATAACGAAGAGCGGCGGCTTGCACTACTTAGGGTCAATCGAACTGAGATTGCAGGGATCAACTGGGATGTAGAGAGGCAGAAGTTTATTGCCCGTATCGTAGTGGATGGTAGGAACATGTTAGTAGGTGCTTATCCTACAGTGCCCACTGCTGAAGCCGCTAGGGTTGAGGCCATTAAAGAGATAGAGGAGTCAGATAAGATTCTGGCTGAGATAACTGGAGAGAAGGTATGTTAAAGAGTCAATGTACACCGGAAGAATGGGAAGTTTTTGCTGCTGAAAGGAGGAGGAAGGACGCTAGTTCAGATGCTCCAATCAAAGGCGCAGATGTATGGTTAAGTAGGCGTTGGACGAAGTTAAAACTCCACCCCCGCGCACGTGAAGGGGTTAAGTCAAGTAGGTACTTAGGGTGATAACACTTTACCTGTTCACTACCTTGGGGATATTTATTTGGGGTGAGTACCCTACATACACTGCTTGTAGGGCTGTACAGGTAGAGTTGGTTACTTGGCTTAAGGAAGGTAAAGACAAAGACCTCTACTCAATCGACTGCATTAAGGTAGGGGAGAGTATTCAATGAACTATAACCCCTACTATCACGTGAACCAAATACGTTGCGTGGTATGTAGAGGACTTCTATACCGTAGTGGGAGACACGTAAACCTATCAGAATGTGAATACTTGTCCGACTTCTATACGTTAAGACCCCCACTTAGAGGGACAGTAGGATGGCAAACCAGATCAACAGGCAACGGGAGAAAAGGATGACACCAGAAGTAAAAGTTAAACGGAAAGTTACGGCACAGCTTAAAGCGTTAGGGTGCTACTACTTCTTTCCAGCGACAGGGGGGTATGGCAAGTCAGGCGTACCGGACATAGTTGGGTGCTACAACGGTAGGTTTTTCGGTATTGAGTGCAAGGCAGGTAAGAACAAGCCAACAGCACTACAGGAAAAGAACCTAGCCGAAATAGCCAAGGCGGTAGGTATCGCGTTAGTTGTCAACGAAGAGAACATGAATGACATTAACGAGTTACTAGGTGCGCCCGTAAAGAACCCCAACCAAGTAGAATTAGACTTTGGAATATAATGGCTTGGGAGGATGATATTTACATTGGGCACCCTATGGGATGGCACACTAAAGAGTTCCATACCGTCCCGCCTTGTGACTATATACTCTCAGACACTAAGGAGTCTGAGAAAGACCCGCTATTTAATATCAGGATGAAAAACACGCCGAGGCAAGAACAAACTAGAGAACAAATTTGGGAGAATTTAAATGACAAGCAGTGAAGAAGAGAGAAGTTACTACGCGCACGATGACCTACCTCCTAAACCGTTATTGGTAAGCAGGGCAGACATCCTTGACACCGCCAAGCAGTACGTAACGCAGGATAGGCAGAACACGCACGGTAAACCGGAAGATAGTTTTAGCAGGATTGCTGCGTACTGGAGCGTCTACCTAGAGGGGGAAGTAACCTCAAAAGACGTTGCTGTGATGATGACTATGTTGAAGCTCGCTAGGTTAGATGCGAACCCAACTAACGCCGATAACTGGATAGACGCTTGCGGATACCTCGCGTGTGGTGGGGAGATTGCGGTATCAACATAATCACACTAGACTTTGAGACCTACTACGATAAGAATTTCTCACTCCGAAAGTTGACCACAGAGGAGTACATTCGCTCCTTAGATTTTGAGGTTATCGGGGTAGGGATCAAGGTAAACAACGGCCCTACTGAATGGGCTAGTGGCGATCACGAACAGATGAAGGAATACTTAGATGGTTTTGATTGGGAAAACAGTTCTCTGCTATGCCATAACACTATGTTCGATGGGGCTATACTTAATTGGATTTATGATATTCGTCCCCGCGCTTATCTTGACACTCTCTGCATCGCTAGGGCTTTACATGGTGTGGAGGCAGGAGGAAGTCTTAAGGCATTGGCTATACGGTACGGGATCGGAGAGAAAGGTACAGCGGTTGCCGATGCTATAGGTGTACACCGTTGGGAGTTTACTGATGAGGAGTTAGACCTGTACGGGGACTACTGCATCAACGATGTTGAGTTAACGTACGACCTGTTTGGACTTATGGGTAACACGTTCCCACGTACTGAGCTAAAGATTATAGACCTGACCCTCAAGATGTTCATCGAACCTATCATTGAGTTGGACGTACCTTTACTAGAAGAACACTTAGAAGATACCAAAAAGCTCAAAGAACAACTACTTGATGATGTGGGGGTTACCAAGAAAGACCTTATGAGCAATGCGAAATTCGCTGGGTTACTGAAAACCCTAGGAGCTACGGTTCCAATGAAGGTAAGCCCGAAAACGGGGAAAGAGACGTTTGCGTTTGCCAAAACAGATCAGGGGTTCATAGATTTGTTGGATCACGAAGACGTTATGGTACATATGCTTGCTCACGCTCGTCTAGGTAACAAGTCTACGTTAGAAGAGACACGTACGCAGAGGTTCATCTCTATCGCTGGGCGTGGGGAACAAGGTAAAGAGTGGCTCCCTGTACCTATAAAATATTACGCTGCCCACACGGGGCGGTTCGGTGGGGATGACAAGATCAACCTACAGAATCTACCAAGCCGTGGGGTAAATGGTAAGAAGTTAAAGCGCAGTATGATCGCTCCGAAAGGGTACGTGATAATAGACTGTGACTCCTCTCAGATAGAGGCGCGGGTACTCGCATGGCTATCAGGGCAAGACGATCTAGTGCAAGCGTTTGCCGATGGTGAAGACGTATATAAACAGATGGCAGCTATAATCTATGAGGTGGCAGTAGAAGATGTCACTAAAGAACAAAGGTTTGTAGGAAAAACCACTATCCTAGGTGCTGGCTACGGCATGGGTGCTATTCGTTTTGTCGATCAGCTTAAGACATTCGGTTTTGAGATGGGCATTGACGAAGCTCGAAGAGTCATTAATGTCTACCGTGAAACGTATTATCGTATAGTCGGGCTATGGAACGATGCCAAGTTCACTATTCAGAACCTAGTGGATGGTAACCTTACGGAGCTAGGACGGGAAGGCGTATTAGAAGTGTGCCCTGAGTTATCTGCTATCAAGTTACCCTCTGGATTGTTGATGAGGTACGACGAGCTAAGTGCTGAACAAGGGGAGAGAGGGTCAGAGTACACTTACAAAACTCGCAAGGGGCGAACACGGCTATACGGTGGGAAGCTGATAGAGAATGTATGCCAAGCTATTGCACGTTGTGTTATCGCGGAGCAAATGTTAAAAATTAGTAAGCAGTACAAGGTAGTGTTGACAGTGCATGACTCTGTTGCATGTTGCGTACTGGCAGAACAAGAAGTAGAAGCCCGTGCGTACATGGAGGAGTGTATGCGCTGGTTACCTGTATGGGCGAAGGGCTTACCCATCGACTGTGAATCAGGTACAGGACAAGCGTACGGAGATTGCGAATGAGTCAAGTCATTGATTTTTTAGAGTGTAAGGAACGCTATAAGCGGAAGGTTATTCGTACTATTAGGTTACCTACTATGGATGCGGAGGAATCAACAACTAGCGATATAGGTCTGTTGAAGGTACGTAATAAGATAATGTTTGTTGTTTCCCAGTGTGATTACGGGGAAAACCCTCCACGAATAGACACTGTTACGTTTGATCTAAACGAGTTACCAGATGTAATAGAAACACTGACTGACGCTTATGAGTTTGTAACCAAAAGGGA